GTAGCTGCATTGGTCTCTGATGTACTAGCGTTAGATGCCGATGCCGCTGAAGCCGTCTCAGAGGCCGCTGCAGCCGTTGCAGAGCTAGCCGCTGCCGTAGCACTAGTGGATGCGTTAGAAGCGCTTGTGGACGCACTGGAGGCGCTAGAGGCTGCATTGGTAGCCTGAGTGGTAGCTGTGGACGCTGAAGATGCTGCAGAGGTAGCTGACGTAGCTGCTTCCGTAGCCTTGGTTGTTGCAGTGGAAGCTGACGTAGAGGCGCTAGTGGCGCTAGAGGCTGCGTTGGTGGCTGATGTAGCCGCTGCTGCCTGTGATGCCTCTGCTGCAGTCTGTGCTGTTTCAGCAGCTGCCTGCGCTGTCTCAGCATTAGTTTCAGCTAGTTCTGCTGCGGTTTGCGCAGTCTCTGCATTAGTCTTAGCAGTAGCTGCAGCGCTTGCTGAAGCACTGGCTTCGTTTGCTTTTGTAGTGGCAGTGTTAGCGTAGGTGGCAATCTGGGAAGCGTAAGCGTCTGTGCTTGCGTCCCCTGCTCCACCATCACCACGATATATCGGCATAGCTGCTCCTACAGAAACAAAAGAAAGGAAAGAGAAAACCCCTCCGAAGAGGGGCTAGAAAGATTGCTTAGCCGTTAACAGCCAAGACAAATCCAGTCTCAGGACGAAGTACCTGAATACCGTACAGACGGTCAGCAGTGTACAGAGTTCCTAAGAATTCTTGCTTGTACTGAGTCTGTGAACGAACGCCTTGCTGCTCAGCCATAACCATGGTGTCCTTGTGACCAAGGATAGCACCACGAATAGCACCGCCAGCTGCGTTTTCTGCAGCAGTTTCAATGGTGGGGCAGTTGCTGGTTACGTATACGTCAATGCCGTACAGGTTACCAATCTTGCCGTTAACAACACCACGACCATCTACGAAGTCAGAAGACACGTAGCGATCAATGCCCATGATAGCGTTACGCAACGCAGGAGGAATAGCAAGGAAGCGACCGTCCATAGGCGCGTCTTGATCATCCATTTTCTGAACCATGTCACGGAAGAAAGCATCAGTGAATACGTCAGCAGCCGCTACAGTGTCTACAGCGTAAGCAGTAGTACCAGTAGAAGCATCGTTGTAGTAAACGTTGCTGTGTACCCAGTCAGAGCCGTCACCGTCACCAAAAAACTTACCAAGAGCAAACAAGTCATCATCAACTTGCTTAGCCAAAGCATAACCAGCGTCACCAGTGTAGAACTGACGAAGTGAGGAAAGAGCTTGTGCTTCGGTAATGTCCTCAATCAAACGAGAGTATTCAAAGTGCTTGTTGATCGTGACAATTACTTCAGTCTCAACAGCGTTCTGAACAGTTACTGCTTGGTTTTCCACCTTAGCATTCGCTGAACCACGAGTGGGCTTAGGAATGTGAATGGTGTCGCCTTTCTTGCCTTGCATAGACATTTTCTTAACAAGATTAGCAAGGACAAGGTTTTTCTCATAAGCAGCAATAACCTCATCACTCCAGATTTCTGGAATAAACGTTGCTGCTGAAGTGTTATCTACAAAACCACCAGTGGCGGGGTAAGTTGAAGTAGCCATTAGATTCTCCTAAATGTTAGCTATTTAACCCGTCCCTCTGCATAAGCCTTCATGATTTCATCAGATAAGCTTTGGTATCGGTCAGGGTCGGTTTTCATAAGTTTAATAATGTCTGCCCTGCGATATATCTTTTTAGATGAAGCCGAGTCTGGATTGCCACGGGCTGTACCTGTGTTTGCTGACTTAACAGCTGCTTTCCTTCCTGCCTTCTCTGCCTGTGCAGTCTGCTGTACGGTTGTCTGACGATCTTTCCATAAGGAGAAAAGTTCATCAGCAGCTTCGTAGTCATACTGCTGGTCAGCCTGTACAAACAACTGAGTCCTAATCTTAGATCCTTTAATCCATTCTGCAAAGCGATTGTCCTGTAGGATCTTTTGCATGTCTGGATGTTTAGCTTGAAGCTGTGACAACGCTGTTGTCTTTTTGTACTGTTGTGTGTACTGTTCAGCTTCTTTAATCTTAGGATGATTCTCAATTGCTTTACTCACTGCCCGTTCAGGATCAGTAAAAAAGTCTACATCATCATCAACAGTTTGTTGTGGTGCTTGTTGTTGCGAGAGTTGTGTCTGAATATAACTATCAACAACTTTCCTTAATTCACCCACTTCAGAGCTTTGGCGACCTAAAAGCTTTTCAGCCTCTTGGTGCATCCTAGCCAGTTCAGCGGCTGACTTACCTCGGTACTTATCAGGTAGGTCATCAGTTTCTTGAGTTACCTCTTGTTGAGGCTCTTGTTCAAACTGTTCTTGTTGTGTATCAAGTTCAGCTGTATCTACGTTATCCTCTTCAGGACGCTCATCTATTATCTTTGCTGCCATTATTAAACCCCGTGCCTAAGCATTGTGGAGATTGGTCTTGTAGAAGGTCTGCTAAGAGTTTGCCTTCCGTTCTTGTTGTATCTTCCGTTCTCTGTCTTTAGCCCACTTCATAGTAGCTCCAGCGAAGCCACCACTAATAGGATCAAGAACAGACTTAACAGGAGATATTACTTTCTTAGCTTCTTCACCGCAGTCGCACCTAGTAACTTCAATGTCGTTGCTAAGAAAATGTTCCGTTACATGTCCGTTAGGACACTTAAAGTCTCTAAAGATCCTCAACGTCTTGATCCTCTTGCTCAGCTTGTTCTTGAGCATTAGCTACTTGAGTTTCAAGGTTCAGGATGTTTGCCATTACTGCAAGTTGTCCTTTGCGAAAGAAAAGGTCTTGCTCGTCTTTTGTTTGTTCTACTGAGTTAACTTCCATTGCTGAAGCGCGGATGTCGTTAGTTAAACTTTTCCAACCTTCAGAACGAAACATGTCGTTTAGATCACGGAAGTATTTTTCAGTTTCTGGTGTCATGTACTGTTTCTCCTTAAAGGACAGTGTAAAATAATTGTTGACTTACTAGAGTATATATGCTATACTATGCTGTATATTATATCATACTTTTAAAGAAAAGTCAAGTTAATTTTTTTGTAAACTATTTACGCTTCTTAGCTTTAGTCATTTTCTTGCCAGTACGCTTAGCTTCCTTCTTAGCTGCTGCCATACCAGATTTAGTATATGAGTATTCCTTGCTTCCTACTTTAGGCATATCTACTTCCTCTTCTTTGCTGTCTTAGCAGCTGCTTTAAAGTCTGATGCTTTAGGTGCGCCCCTAGAGCCAACCTTCCGCATCTTCTCACCTGAACCTTCTTTGATACGCTTACGTTTAGCGTGGATGTTTGCGTATAAACCTTGTTTAGCCATTACCATTTCACCTTGTCTGCCCAGTACGCTGCTGACATCTTACCTTTGGCAATGTTACTAGCGTGACGAGCTTTGAATGATTTTTGACGTGCTGTAGGCTTCTTGTCCCCAGTCACACCTTGTTGACCAAAACGTATTGTCTTGACCTTGTCGCCTTCCTTGGCAACAACTACGTGTGATTTAGTTGGATGACTCGGTGTTCGTTTTGGTTTGTTGTACCCGCT